GGTCCGATTCTCATACTGGACCAACGCAACAGTGACAGTGTTTTCCATATCTTTACCCCCTGTAGTAATATCTGGCGTATCTCTTTGTTTCGCCATAAATGTTTTCCCTGATCTCCCACACCGTTTCAATGTTGTGGCCAAGCTTCCGAAGGTCTGAGATTCTGCCCTTGTAATTCAGAATCCCAAGCTTCTGGATGCATTCAAGACCGGTGATAGATCCGTATTTCTGAAGATAGTCAAGCAGGATGTCAACTTGACTGCGGTTGTCTTCCGGTGGTATAATATTCATGTTCATTTTTTCCCCTTTCGCGGCTTTGCCGCATCCTTGAACCGTCTGTTGCCGCAGACGGTTCTTTTTATTCCCCGGTGACATTTACATTCACCCTGATGTCCAAATGCCTGCAAACGGCATTCCTGACCTTTACAGGCCATTCTTCCGGTGGCTTCCTGCTGGCCAGCTTCCTCAGTGCATCACCTTGCATTCCTGCTGGCCTTGCCAGATCGTCCCAACTGAGATTCCCAACAAACTTCCGTTCAAGGATTGCCGCCCGAAGATTGTTAATCGGTGGATATCTCGGCCTGTCCATCTTTGTGCGCGGCATTTACATCTCACCTTCTTTCTGCCTGTTATCAAACACAACAACCATTGACGGAAATGGTGCTGAATTGATGCTTCCACCGAACTTCAAGCGTCCTCGAACAAAGGTTATTTCTCCAAGCTTGCAGTAATCGTGAAACCATGCCGTGTCCGTCCTCGCAGGCAGTAACATCACAACAACTGTGTCTGGTTTCTGAGACTCTTCCCATGCTTTCTGTACCCACTTTCCGATCTCTCTGCCATAGGGTGGATTCAACCATACGCTGTACCCCCCCCATGTATTATGTAAACCATCATCCGCTATAGTGTAATGCTTCTCACACTTTGCGTTCTCATCTGAAGATGCCGCATCAAGATTGAAATGATATACGCTGTTGTATTTTTCAAAGAAATCCTGTGGTGTTTCCCAATTATCACGTTCTGAGGAAAATTGTGCTTTCAATTGTGCTTCCGTCAAAACTGTTCATCTCCCCTTCCTTTTTGCCGGCTCCTCGCCGGCTCCTCGCTGAATCTTGCCCTTAGTGGACAACACGTTTTACACCTTAGTTAAAAAACTCGGTAACTTTTACGCCAAGGGCATCTGCAAGCGCCTTCAGTGTCTTGGAATTGGCCGTGTAGTCATCCCCATTTTCAAGCCGGTAAATTGTTGCCCGTGTCACTTTTGACAGTCTTGCCAACTCTGAAATAGTGATCCCCTTGCTTTCCCTGATCTGCTTCAGCTTGTTCAACTTGTTTGCCACTCCTTTCATTAAAAATTCCCCCGTATGGCCGATAGGTCAGCCACATTGTTTACTTCAGCTTGTTGTAAGCTGTTGAAAACTCTCCGCTTGTGAAGATCGTTTCGGATTCGATTCGAAGCGTGTAGCAATGCCAGCTTCTTTCTGTATATCCGCTGTTCCCATAAAGGACGAAGTGTTTGCCGCTCTTTGTTTTGCCGCTCATACCCCATCCATTGATCTTTTCGATCTTCACGCCATCCTTCAGGCATTCGGCCTTGAACCATTTCACCCAAGCTTCATATTCTGCTTCACGTTCTTCCTTGTTCTGGTGACTCATCGTATAAAACTTGTTTTCCATGTCGTTGACACGTTCGTCTTCTTCTTTTTTTGCTTCTGCTTCTTCAACCTTCGGCATTGTCTGGTTCAATCTCTTCTGCGCACTTTCAAGCCGCCATTGTGCTTCTTTCACAGCGTTTTCTGCCGAGCCCTTTTCGAAGTAAGCCGCCCACTGCTTTTGCGTCATATCTGTGTCCCGGTGCTGAAGGAACTCTTCAGGCGTCCAGTTTGCCCCAACCTTATCAGCAATTGCCGTTTTCTTTTCCAGAAGCTTCAAGTTCCGATCAAGCCTTGCCTGATACTTCTCAATCTCTTTCCGGATGCTTTCAACTTTACGTTCAATTATCGTCATATTGAATTATCATCCTTTCTTAATTATTGTACAACTAATATACCATCGTTTTACATAATTGTCAAACATATTAAACAAATATTCCTTGACTTTCTTTTGTTACCGTTGTAAAATTTGTTTGACACATATGAAAGGAGAAGCACAATGGAACTTGGTGATTATATCAACCAATATCTTCTTGAACACAACTTGTCTTACAGACAATTTGCAAAGATGACAGGGATCAGTCACACCTATATTGCTAATATTGTGAACGGTAAGACAGGAAGAGGAACAAAGCCAGTTTTAACGCTTCTAAAACTCAAGCAATTAGCTGATGGAATGGGAATTGATTTCAATGACTTCCTTTCAGAAATTGATGTTGATGTTGATTTGAGAGAAAGCAAGCCAAGCCGGTCTGATATTTTTGAAACAATTGAAAGCTTGCCAACCGCTATCAGGGAACTCGTTGTTCTGTTCACAACTCTAAACAATGAAGGCCAAGCTAAAGTATTAACCTATATTGAAGATCTTAACGCTTCAGGACGATACAGAGCTACAGATTTAAAAGGAGAATTAACAATTGAAAATCCCGAAGATTGAAAAGCTTCCGTCTGGCCATTACTTCTGCCGTCTGAGGATCAACGGTGTCTCAATCCCGATCACAGCAGAATCAGAAGATGAATGTGAAACCCTTGCTATTCTGAAGAAAGCAGAACTGAAGGCCGGGAAAACTCGCGTCCAGAAGACGCCGAAGAACACCACACTGAAGGAAGCAATGGAAAAATACATTGCCCATTACCGGTCAGGCCTGTCCCCTTCCACCGTGGACCGGTATTTACAGTATAAAGATGGCCGGTTCAAGAATTACTTAGATCTGAAGCTGTCAGAAATCAAATGGCAGAAGATGATTGACGATGAACTGAAGCTGGCCAGTGAAAAGACGGTGGCAAACGCATGGGGCCTTGTGCGGCCATCCCTGAAGCATGTCGGTTATCCTGTCCCCCGTGTCAAGATTGCCCCGGTGCCGATCAAAGAGATCCCATTCCTGCAACCGGAAGAGATCAAGCCATTCTGTCAGGCCGTGAAGGGCAGGAACTATGAAATTGCCGCTCTGATCGAATTACACGGCCTGCGGCTGTCGGAAATGAAAGCCCTTGACTGGAAGGACATTGACCTGAAGAACGGCATTATCAATGTCCGCGGCGCCTATGTGAAAGGCCCTGACGGTTTTGTGGACAAGGAAACGAACAAAAACAAGACATCAACCAGACCGGTGCCGATCATGATCCCACAGCTTGCAGAAGCGCTGAATGCCGTTGAACAGAAGGAAGGCCGTGTTGTTACCATCCATGAATCCGTCCTTCTGCGTGATGTCAAAAGGGCTTGTGAACGTGCCGGTGTGACTGTTGTCACCAATCATGGCCTGCGGCATTCCTTCGCGTCACTCTGTTTTTATCTCAAGATCCCCAACCGGCAGATTAAGGAATGGGGCGGCTGGAAGAATGACATAACCCTGAATCGGATCTATATCAGACTGGCGGCATCCATGCAGACAGAAAACAAAAACACCTTCACCAAGTTCTTTGAAGACAAAAAAAGCGCAAACGGAACAGATCCGTCTGCGCTATAAAAAGACTGGTTCATTGGCAATTTGGCATTGGCATTTTTGTTTTCCGCTTTCGGACAAGCCTGTCCGACATCGGACAGAATGAACAAAAAACGGACAAGGCAATTGTGAAGAATTGCCAGAAAACAAAAGAAAAGAAGCCCTATTTCAAGGGCTTCTTTCCATTTTGCAGGCTCTTGGTACGGCTGACGGGATTCGAAGTTATCACCCATTTTGTCAAACGATACCATTTTATTGGTGTCTCCGGGACGCCCGTTGGCGTGTCATTGGCGATTTAGTGTTTTTCAGCGGTCAGCTTCTTGTTGAAGTTGTTGTTAAACTCATTAACAGCGGCTTCAATCATGGCAACCAATTCTTCTTCCGTGATGGTGATCCCATACCCGGCCAGAAGTTCCGAAGCCTTGGCCATTGCCTGCCGAAGTTTGTCAGGTCCATGCAGATCCTGATAAACCTGTTCAACAAAGCGCACAGCCGTGCGGCAGATAGCCACCTTCATTTCCGTGTTGATGTACTTGGTGTATAGTTCCTTTGCCTTGAAGCCAAGGAAGCCAAGAAGGGCAACCAGAACCACACCAAGAATCTGGCTAATGTATCCGCTTAGATTCATTTCAACCATCCTTTTCCCTTAAATGCTTGATATCATTCTTAATAACGGCAATGTCGGTCTGGATGCCGCCAAGTTTTTGGGCATAACCGTTGTGTTCATCCAGCTTTGTTTCGATTGAAGCAAGCCGGTCTTCCAGCTTGGCTTCTTTCTTTGCTTCCTCGGCGGCTCTTTTCGTTTCCTTTTCCAGATCTTCTTTTGCCCGTTTCTCACGGTTGCTTCTGTTGATCAGGATCTGACACACAATGGATGATACTGCCATGATGATGGCAGTTATAACTGCTTCACTCATCGTCATCACTCCCCTTCTCCCGGATCTTCATAATCCAGCTTACGGATATAGACAACATTCTCTTCCCCATAAAGCTGGATGCATTCGGAGAAGCTGGAACAGACAGCATTGACAGTCTTGCCATCAGTCAGCTTGATGATATAGCGCTCTTTCTGTTCAATTGCCATGACCTTACCCCCTTTCCAACAGTTTTGACCAAGTCAATGGCCCAACACAACCATCTGGCACCAGCCCCGTGTCGCGCTGGAATGCCTTCGTTGCTTCCGTGACTTCATCGTCCCAAGCCCCGGCAGAATAATTCAGATACCCCCGGCAGTATAGGACAGCGCCAAGCACAGTCACTTCATGCCAGTCAGCACAATGGGCATCAATGGTCCTCGGTGGCCAGTAAACATGCGCCGGGGGATCGGGCTCCGGTCCGGGGGGTTCAGGCGTGACCGGCTGGGGGTTTAGGTTGATCTCGTTCTTGATCCGGGTAGCCGCCCGGAAACGATCATCCACGTTCTTCACATCCGGATTCTCGAACTGATAGCAGATCTTCTTCGTGCACTCGTATAGATCGTTGCTGGACCGTAGATAGCTCAGCAGGTTCTGGAAATCGCTCACCAGCTCGGAGACCGCAAACTCTACCTGCAGATGCTCATCTCCGATAGTCCCGCCGCGCATCTTCCAGAAGTCCCACAATGCTGCCTTACGGGAAGACAAGGTCCACTGCGCAAGCCCGTATCCCTTGTCGTCATTTGCGAACTGATTTCTACTGATGCTCCCGGTGTCCACGTCCATGGTGTACTGCTTGCTCACATTGTGGTGCTGTGAGAAGTCCCCCTGCAGCCGGTAAGGGATGCAGTTGGACTCGCAGTCAAAGTTTCCCAGCATCCCCAGGGCACCGGCCTCGGTGAGGCCGTTCGCCCGGAGCTGGTCATAGATGGTCTGGTATCCCATCGGTATCACCTCATTTCTTGTTAATAAAGGTCTGCGTTCAAAGTTCGGTATTTGTGGTATTTATGGCGATTTATGCCACTTATGCCCACTAAAAAGTTCCTGCTTTGTTGTACATTGACACACACTGATATAATGATGCTGGAGGTGTATGCTATGGGTGAACTTGGTGGACGCTCTCGCCGTGGTATTGAGGAACAGGGC